TGCGGGCATGGAAGTGTTGAGATGGAAGCCACAATACTCTGGAACCTCGTCCTGACCATCCTGATCGGTGCAGTGGCGTTCTTCATGTCCTCCAAATTCCGGGAGCTTGATCGCATCTCCATCCTGCTCAACCGCACGCGGGAAGAGATTGCCCGTGACCACATCACGCGGTCTGAGTTTCGTGCGGACATGAAAGAGTTGCTGGAGCGCTTTGACAGGATCGAAGCCAAGCTGGATACTCTGCGGAGCAAGCAAGTTGCCGGTTAAGGTTAAGTCAAAGAAAGCAGGATATGAACCCACTACTGTTAAACTTATTGCGTGAAGCACTAAGATCAGAAGTGGTAAGCCGTGCGGCTCCATATGCGCCGTCTGGTATACAGGGGCTGCTTCCGCAGACGTCTTTGATGCAACAAGTTAGTTCCTCTGTTGATCCTTTTCTGTATTTGACTGGGTTAAAACAAGAGGCCCCGCCAACAAATTTGCCCACTGATTACATGGTCAGCCCGACCGGTGTGATGGACACAGCCGGCAATCAGATGGTTACAGGGCAAGGCATTACGGCTTTCCAACCTGTTGACCAACATGGTTTGGATATGGGGGGCTTTGACCCAACACGTGGTACGACCCCTTGGGAGTTGCCTGACTTCAGCATGCCCACGGGCATGATTGAGTCTTCACCCATGACCACGAATGTTCCTTCTAGTGAATACCAAGCGTGGTTCAATCCTGTACCGATGCCAGACCTTGCAGAAAATTTGCCTGGGGTTCCGCAGCCTGATTTGTCTGAGAATTTGCCAGGGTTCCAGCAGCCAAACTTCCAACAAGTTGAGCAAGAGTCTCTTGAAAATTTGATTGATCCTGGGTTTAGGTCTGGTGGCAGAATACGGAAGTACTATGCCCGTTAAGTCCGATGCTCAGCGGCGTTTGATGTACGCGGCACTGAAAGATCCCAAGGGCACAGGCATCCCCCGTAGCGTTGCCGAGAAGTTTGTTGGTCCCAAAGCACATGCCGAAGGAGGCATCATGAAAGAATCCCCCGCGATGATGAAGAAGGAAGTGGCCTTCATGAAGAAGAAGGGCGCTCCGAAGTCCATGGTCAAGCACGAGATGGCTGAGGCCAAGGGCAAGAAGATGATGGGCGGCGGCATGGCCTATGCCAAGGGCGGCGGCATCGAGTCCAAGGGCAAGACCAAGGGCAAGATGGTCAAGATGGCAATGGGCGGCAAAGCCTGCTGAGGAGCCTGAAATGGACTACGCAGCCGAATCTAAACGCGAAGTTGGGTCTCTCAGGAAGCGTTACCCTGAGAAGCCCCCTGCTGGTATCCGTGCAGAACTGGATGCCATGAAGCAAGAGAAGGCCAACGAAGCAGGCATGAAAGTTCACGAAGGCCGGAAACTTGCCAAGGGCGGCTCTGTCAAGGGTAGCGGTTGCGAACAGCGCGGCCTTCGCAAGTGCAAGGTGATCTGAGATGATGGCTTCGCGTGGCATGGGAGCCATCCGCAAAGGTGTGGTGAAGAAGCGCCGTGACAACACCGACTTTCTTCAGGACGGAAAACGCCATGCCCGCAGGGACAACACCGACTTCACTGAGTATGCAGAAGGCGGAGAAGTTGGTCTCTACGCCAACATTAACGCCAAGCGCAAGCGGATTGCCGCTGGATCGGGTGAAACCATGCGCGAGCCGGGTGCTCCCGGCGCTCCTACTGCCAAAGCCTTCAAGCGTTCTGCGCTGACAGCAAAGTGATTGACACCATGCAACATTGCCAGTATCATACCCAGACCGCAAGTCAAAAGGGTCTGGCATGTACGGGGTCATCTATAAGGTAACCAACACCGTGAACGGGCACATCTACATCGGGCAGACAAAGACAGCGCTGGGCAATCGTTGGTCTAAGCATTGCTCTGATGCTCGTTCTGGTGCGGGGTGGATTCTTGCTGCCGCTATTCGCAAGCATGGACGGGAAGCATTTACCGTAGAGGTTGTAGAAGAGTGCGCGGACAAAGATGCACTGAACGCTGCTGAGATTGCTTGGATCTTAAAGTTGCAGCCCACATACAACTCTTGTGGTGGCGGTGGTGTGCTTGGATCGCCTTCGCAAGAAGTAAGAGCAAAAATTTCTGCTTTGTCTCGGGGCAGAAAAATTAGTGAGCAGGCGCGCAAAAACATGTCTGCTGCGCAAATTGACAGGCACAAAAACATGTCAAACGAAGAACGCAAAAAGCGTAGTTTGGCAATGCTTGGCAATAATTTGACAAAGTATAGAAAGCCTGCAACGGAAGAAGCAAAAAAAATTCTTGCAGAACGTAATCGTGCAAGACGTAAACATCCAATACGTACAGACTTGTTAGAGTTGTATGCGGCTCATGGAGCGACATCACGCAAAGAAAAAATGTCTTTAGCCGCCAAACACGGGTTTGAGTCTGGTAAAAGGCAACGGATGGCTGGTGAACTTAACCCTATGTACGGCAAAGAAAAGCCAGAGGAAATTAAGCGCTTGCTTTCGGAAAAAATGGCTGGTGAGAGCAACCCATACTTTGGTAAAAAACATTCCGAAGAAACTCGCGCAAAAATGCGGGCTGCACATGCGGCCCGTCTTCCTGTAACGTGTCCGCACTGTGGAAAAGAAGGCCAACTAAATAACATGAAACGTTGGCACTTTGACAATTGCAGGAGAAAAGCATGACTACTTCAGGTGTAGCAGTCTGGAATCCAGACCTTAATGAAATTGCCGAAGAAGCGTGGGAGAGAAATTCTTCGGAGTTGCGCACGGGATATGACTTGCGCACAACACGACGGTCGCTGTCAATTTTGCTGGCTGGCTGGTCGAATTTGGGAATAAATCTTTGGACCATAGACTCTGGGACCATCAATCTTGTCCAAGGCACAAATACTTACAACCTTCCGGATGACACTGTTGACCTTATTGAGCATGTCATAAGAACAGGTGCTGGGAATGTTTCCACGCAAGTTGACTTGACAATTACACGCATTAGTGTTTCAACGTACTCCAGCATCCCCAATAAACTGCAACAAGCGCGGCCTATCCAAGTGTGGGTAAACAGGCAAGCGCCAACGCCGCAAATTACAATTTGGCCTACACCTGATGGCTCACAACAATATCAGTTTGTGTACTGGCGGCTAAGGCGTCTTCAAGATCCAGGCGCAGGCGGAACGTACACTCAAGATATTCCGTTTCGCTTTATACCGCCACTCATTTCTGGCCTTGCTTACTACCTTTCAATGAAGATTCCTGGGGCTGCGGACCGCATGCCAATGTTGAAAGCGCAGTACGATCAAGACTTAGAATTAGCTATGGGCGAGGACCGTGAGAAGGCAGCGGTACGGTTCGTGCCTCGGCAGATGTTTATCAGTTAATTAGCCAGTTTATCGTCGCAAGATAAACTCCCTAAACTATGTCAAACCGCTTCGCAAATGGTGCTAAGGCCTTTGGATTTTGCGATCTTTGTTCTTTTAGATACGACCTCAAAAAGCTCAAGAACCTCACGGTAAAGACCAAACAGACTGCGATCAAAGCGTGTCCTCAATGTTGGACCCCAGATCAACCACAGTTACTGCTTGGTACTTTCCCCGTGTCCGATCCGCAGGCTCTGCGCGATCCGCGTCCAGACACTAACACTTGGTACTCTTCTGGCTTGACTGCAACGGGTTCGTTTGGTGAGGGCAGTCGAGTGATCCAGTGGAACTGGAACCCGGTTGGCGGGTCCAGAGGTTTTGATGCGTCCCTGACGCCGAACGACTTGGCACCGCAGGGTTTAGTAGGTACAGTCACCGTTGTAACGGCATAGGAGCCATGATGAAAGAGAAAGAGAAAGACACCAAAGCCATGAGTGCTCTCCGCGCCCATGCCGCGAAGCCTGCGAAGCAGGCGCACGGCTTCAAAAAGGGTGGTCCTACCTCTGAGGACCGCATGCGCCTGGGCAAGAATATGTCCCGCGCCATGAACCAGAAGACGGGCTGACACCATGCTGTCGACCAAGAAGCTCGCCCCCGCTAAGTCGGGGCAACCGCAAGAGATCGAAACCCTCAAGGACGAGATCTGCATGGTGGTGGGCAACATCGCTATGGGCAAACCTTCTGCCCCCAAGACCTCAGGCATCAAGATCCGTGGTACTGGCGCAGCTACCAAAGGCACGATGGCTCGTGGGCCGATGGCGTAACATACAAAAAAGTACGTTATGAACTACACCGAGTTGAAGACCGCTGTTGAGGACTCGACTGAGAACACGTTCTCAGCGACCGACTTCGCCACGCTCACGCAGTTGGCGGAGCAGCGCATCTACAACTCGGTGCAGCTTCCTGCGCTTCGCAAGAACGTCACAG